TCGACAACTGCAGGATTGAATCCTGAAGGCACACGGTAGCTGACCAAGTCCTTTACGAACTTGGAACCATACTTCTTAGAAGACATGGTAATCCCTTTCCTAACTTAAATAGGTTGATGTATGTTACCAAAGCCCTTTAAGGCTAAGGTTAGTACGGCCTATCAAAGTTGATAACGGCAGTCCGCAATGGAGTAGCCGTCGCATCAGACGGTGAAGCATCTGACGCCGTGATCGTTGTAAACAAGAGCGAGGCCAGTTGACTAAGCAATACAGTCCGCTCGGCCGACGTGCTACGCTCTGGCAACAGGAAGTCGACGATAGCCTGGCAGTCATAGGCCTTCTGTGAGGCAGGAGTAAACCCGCTCACATTAGTACCGCTAACTGCTTCTAGCGTCGGTAGGGACAGTTTAGCTGTCACTTTGTAAACGCGGCTCCCCTTGGTAGGGGGACGGGTCGACATAGTGAAGCTAGGAAAACCAACGGCGATTCCGCCAGATTGGTCTTCCCACCGTGCAACCCCAGGGACGACATATCCAATGGGGGTGTACGTCTTGTCTACTCCGACCGTAGCGCTCGTTGTAAGAGCGGTTGTGGAAAGGATAGTAGACAGTTTCAAGTCGCCGAAGGCTGACATTGATAATTACCTCAAGAAAGATAATAGCCAGTCTGATGAATTAGAAGGCAGACCTCATCAACGCTATGGCATTCAGAGCATGCGTAACGGAAAACGGATTTTTAAGCACAGGTGGCTTCATAGTAGGAAACGCCGTAAGGCGAGACCTACGAAGGCGCACACGCTGGCCAAAATACGACCCATACGCTTCCTCTGCTGTGTCAGGCGATGCTGGGAGACTACCCGACCAATTCACTGACGAAGATGTTATCCTCTTGCCATAGTCGGTTTGGAATCCATCGACAAAGACCAGGCCTCCCCACGCTGAAAGCGTTTCGAGGTAAGGTCCAATCGGTAGAAACCAATCGACGACAAAAGAATAAGGTAATAACTCCCATGTCAGATTCACGGGGTTAGTAAAGCCGGTCTGGCCAAGGAAAGAGTGCAACCTATTATCTATCGCATACCGTAACCCAATACGAGTCGAGTAATTGGTAATATACTGTATAGTACCAATTTTAAACGAACCGTTAAAGGGATGGTTTACGTTAGCATAGGAGACCTCTCTTTTCGAGGCTGACCCAGTCACCATGCGAATACTCCCGCGGGTATCAGTATGATACTTAGCGAGGGCCTTCACCGCTCCGTCGATATCATTAAGTAAAGGCTTCCACCCGTATTGGAACGCAAGCCAATTATTGGCAAGCGAACCGCCACGTTTGGGTTCCCGACCTTTCTGAAATCTAGGAGTCGAAGACTGCCATAAAACATCAATAACACCAGGAATGTTTCCATTCCGGGCAGCATTTGCAGCTTTACTCATACGAGTGGCGGCATCAAAGATGACGTCAACCGTACGGTTAGCTTGCGCGATGTCTTGCGCGAGATTACCGTCAATCCCGCGTTCGGAACGTTTAATCACGTTCTGAATGGCTTTATTCGCGATCTCGGAGTTAAATCCTGGATCGGATGGTAGGTCTGCTGAGATTAACTCGTTAGGATACATCACCCAATAACTTCCAAACCCATTGCTCTTACTCTTCTCAGAGTAGAAACATTGAGTAGGTTGTGATAAGGTGAGATCCACGCTATGCGGATTAACCGGTAGCGCACGACGTCTAAGGCTGCCAAAGTTGGGAGTTCTCGAGCCAGTCCATGTTCGCCGAAACAAATCCCACAGAGCGGAGGTATTACGAATAATATCCCCGTTAGTGGTTATGCGACGGCTAAACAGAACGACTTGTCGAACTTCCGGACTAGGGCGGACTGTTGACTTATTCTCAGACCAACCTCGCCGCTGCTTTACAGATCGGCGGACTCTAGACCGAGATTTATCTCTAAGTCTAGGGAGATGTACTCTAGGACGAACCGACAGTAGCCCTCTACGTTGATGATTAGTCTTCGTAAAGGAGTACGCCAGAGGGTCTTTTGAGTAGCGAATTATCCCATCTTTGTCTCTGAAACGGTAGAGATAGAAGACACGGAAACCAGCCTTTTTCTCGTGAGGGAAGAGGTGTATGAACGGGAGTGGATTAGATATACTAACCCATCCCGAATCATACACATTCTCTTTACGATAGAAGATCTGGAGTCTATGCGCTTCGTCTCCGCCTATCATGAGATTTGATGAGACTTTCGCACGGCTCAGAATGTCATCTCTCGCAGCTATCATGTCGGGCGGTAATGGCACGTTGGTCTCTCCTATATAATAGTAGAGGCTATTAGCACCAGAAGTCGCTCGGCAAGACTGAGCACCCTATTATAAAAAATATCGCAGAGGGAACAAGTTATGCCGGTGGAGAAGTAGTAGCAGATCAAAAGACCTGTTACATACGCTCCAAGACAAATGAAGTAAAGTACGAGAGCTAAAAACTCGTACGATACGAACTTGTCAAACCAACATACCTTAACCTTCATAGATACTCCTATATAGTAGGGTCGCCAAGGGGCAACCCAAGGCTAAACCCCCCTGTCAATGCTCCCGAGGTAGGGAGAGTAGCTTTTAGCTACTTGGTTCCTGTTTCCCCACGTCGACCTAGTTTACACTAGGAAGTGTGAGGAGATGGATCCACATGGACCG